CTAACTGGTCCTTTAGAAAGAATATCGTAAACTTTACCATCAAATAAATTAGGTCTATCAACAGCAAGAAGTGTGGATTGCATACCACCAGATTTTACATATTTATTATACATATCTTGTGCTTTCTTACTTCTACCTCTAGTAATAATATTAAACATACCAATCAAAGAATCTTGTATTGGAACAAATCCAACTTTATTTAAAAAACTAGCTTGCATTGTATCTCTAAAAAAGTTTGGTACAGCAAAATCAGGAATTAAAATTGCACCAGCTCTAAGAGTTCTAGCAGGAGCTCCTAAATAATTAAATAACATATTAGCACCTTGTTGATCTAAAGTTTTGAAAGCATTAACTAAATCTTTACCTACACTCCATGTTTCTAATTTACCATCTCTTCTAATTGATAATAATTCTGATTTAGGTAAATTTGTTTTTATTGGATTTACTTTTTCTATAAAAGGAAATAAGTTTGAATCTTTCTTTTTAGCTTCAACTATTTTATCTATAAACTGTACTTTAACATTATTTCTTTCAACTAAATTAACTATAGTATTTGTATTTTTAACCATCTGTTCTAATGGAGGAAATACTCTTGACTTATCTCCTTTAATTTCTTTAAATGGATTAACACTACTTCCTTCAGCAGCTACAACTTTTCCATCTTTACCAATTAACTCTCTTGCAAAAGTAACATAGTTTTTGTTTGCTTCTGTCATGGCTTTAAAAGCAT